ACGTTTATCCCCCAAATCTTTCCGACCACACCGTTTGCAAGCGGCACGCTTCCGAACGTAACCATGTTCAGGAGAGGCTCATTGCTCGTGGTAGAGGTCTTCAGTTTCCTGAGTTTGTTCAGGAGTTTAGGGTGGATAATCAAATCCGTAGGCTCAATGTTCTGTGACTGCAGTTTCTCAATGGCGTCGGAGATGTTATCGGTAGTTATCTCTCCACCAACCGCTATGGTTGAAATGGCGGTATCTGCCGTTGTATCCCTGAATCCGTTGAAACCAGCCGTAGAGGTAGTCCCGTTGTAGATTTCATAGTCAATCCTAAGTGCTATGTCCTCCGCAAGGCGCTGTGTGACCACGTTCATTATGCTCGGATTGCTGTCTTCCATAACTTCCGTAGAGAGTTGTGTAAGAGCCGCAATCTTCTGCGGGTTAATCACCAGTTGCCCGAATGTGGGTTGACTTCCGGTTATCGTTCCAGCCTCAGCAGTAAAGTACGCTGTGCTTGCCGCCGTTACCTTAGGGAAGTACAAGGTATCCGAAGTCATTGTGATTTGCTCACAAAGCTGGATTGCCGTTGATTTCGCCAAGATAATGTCGTATATCTTCGCAGCCCAAATCTCAGGAACAAGAAATCCACCTTGTGTATTGGTATTCTCGTTCAGAGCTTTGAGCAGATTTTCTGGGTTTTGCATATTTTCAATCCTCCGTTGGCGCTTTGGCGTTCTTAAGCATTAACTGCGTAAGTTCGCCCACGCTCATTTTTTCCATCTGCTTCCTCATATCTGCTGTTTTCTCTGCTTCGGACTTCTCCACTGTCTGAATTTCCTCATGCACCTTCTTCATTTTCGGCTCAAGTCTTTCGACTGCTTTGAGGATGGCTTCAGCCACGATGTCCTGCTCCTTGCGAACCGCAAGGTTCTTCTCCATTTCCTGCATTTGGGATTTCATCTTCTCGAATTCCGCCTTGGTTATGCTGACGTTTTCTTCCGTCTTGGCAGGTTCCGCTGCCTTCACAACCGCCTCTGTTTCGGCTTTTGGCGGGATTCCAGTCGCTTCCCCAGCAACAGGGTTGGAGATGGTCTTTTCTATTTTTTCATCCATAATACCTCCTCCGTCCGCCTCCGTAGAGGCGTTTGTGTCACGCTTTGCGACCATGAATATACTATCCGGGTTCGCTGGTCTGTCGACCAGGGAAATCTCCACCATGGTATATTTTGTGATGTGCTTTCCATTGCGCTCTTTCACGCGCCCGCCTATGGAGAAACCCTTGTAGACTCCCTTCACGCACTTCTTCCATGCGAGGTCATCCACTATCTCCGCGCCAATGTAGACACCGACTCCAACGTGCTTCTCTATGATAGGAGCAATTCCGACTGCGGTTTCAGGGCGGTGCATCTCCTTGATGTTTGCCCATTTCTTCCAATCATCAACCGCCTCGAAAGACGCTTCCAAATCCACTATCTCGTCCTGGCTGTCCAGGGAAGGGGTAGTGGCATATCCGAATACCATGTGCTTCTCTTCGTCAATCTTGGCGAAGGGCGCGTAGAGTTTTACCATCTCCATCTATTTCACCTCGAAGTTAATGCTGATGTTCGTGTTATCCGCATATGGCAATCCATAGAACACAACACGCTCACCTGTTCCTAGTTTGATTACTCCATCCCCAAAGTTGCCTGTTCCTGCAGCCTGGAATACCGAGAGCGCAGTCCTGTTAGTCCCGTCATGCCTGAATACAAGCGCGGACATCTTCCAAAGCGCATCCCCTCCGTAGAATAGGTTGGTAACCGTGCATCCTCCTGAAGATATGCACATTGGAGAGCCTCCATTATCCACCGGGCGGGTGGCGCCACGCAATACAGTATAGATAACTGTTCCTACGTTATCCGCTACGGTAACGCTTCCGGCTGCGGCACTAGATAATTTTACCGCAGTAACATACGCTATGTCCGTGAGCGCATTGCTCTTTGCACCCGACCTGGTATATTGGGTTGCGGTTATGTCGCTGGTTCCTGCGCGCAGGGTGTTGGTAATAGTGGCATTCGTGCAGTCCACAAGTTTATGCGGAGCTACGATTACCCTATTCCCGTTTGAATCACGATACCATAGTTCTGTCAGGTACGTGTTGTTGTCCAGATAGATATTACTTACCGTTACGTCGTATAGGGTAGCGGTAGTTCCATCATCAGTATTGGTCGTAGATGAAGCCGAAGTGGATGACGCAGTCAGGGTGTATGCAAGATTAGTTCCAACTACGTGATATACGTCGGAATAGTTTGCAACGCATCCCGGAGCGCTTGAAGTGAACGTCCAATTATTATCCGTGTCAGGCATCTCGAATTTAGATGCAACGTTGGAAGTAAAGTAGACGTAATCCAATTCAATCTTAGTCACCAAAGGATAGTCATTGTACAAAACAACTACTGAAGAGTTGGTCAGGTTTCCGGAAGTGTCCGTAGATGAATACGAAATGTTATTCACTCCGGAGTACATCTTTACTCCAATCCAGGAATTGGGGCTTGTAAGCATAGAACCTAGATAGTTTCCATTGAGAGAAACTGTGAAGTGCTCATGCCAGCCGTTACTGGCTTCAGTGCTAGTTATTGTAGAAGCAAGGCAACTAGTGGCATAGCCATAGGTTACGTTATTTACCCCGACTACGAAATCTACCCCGTTCCATGTTGCTGCCGGAGTAGTTCCGGTGATGTTTCCCAACCATGCGCCATTCAAGGATACGGAAACCACGCACGCCCCGGTCTTGGTGACGTTTATTGTAATGTTTCCTGTTCCTGCTTTGGTCATGGTTACCGTATGATTACCATTTATGCTTGATGGAGTTTGTAGATAATAACTTTGCAAGGTAACATTAACCACATCCGCAGTCCCGGTTCCTGAGAAAGAAATATTGTTCGCTCCCACTAGGAATTGTTCAGTTGGGTCTGACATGTCCCTTCCCCAAGTAGTTGTTCCATTATTAACAAGCGCTCCTACATAATCTCCATTAGCCGAAACTAAGACTTCCCCGGATATGTTTTCTGCGTATACCAGAACATAGGAATAGTCGTATACCCCCGTCCTTTTTACAGGGGTATTAACCAGAGTTATCATTCTATCTTCAGTAGAAGCATTGTGAGAAAATGCCGTGGTATTGGACTTTGTTTCTGTTCCGATTACTTCTGCGGCAATGGTTATTACGTCCGTATCATATTTAGTTTCAACTCCGGATTGAGGGGGTATCTGCGCATAGATTGTAATGTTTGATTGCGCGGATAGAGGAGTTGTAGTGAAAGAGATTGTTTGCGTTCCCGTGCCTCCGGTCTTTGCGGTTGTGTTGGACTTGGTTTCCGTGAAGTTGTGCGGTGAAGAAATGCTTACGGTCACGTTGTTGTTTCCTTTTAGGACGAGCAAATCTGGATTATTGGAGCAACTTGAGGTAGTGCTTCCAGCATGAGGAGTTATACTGCAGATATATACCCCGTTCAAATATGCGTCAAGTTGGTCTTGGTTATTTCCAGTATTCGTGATATTGATGTAGTTAAGCACCCCTCTCCTGCTAGGTTGCGTTACTGCAAAGAGATTCCAATACATGGAAGCCGTTTGCTTTGAAGTGGAATTGGAGATTGTCTTAAAGGCATTGGGGGCATTGTCCAGAGTATAGACGTAATTAGTTCCTCCCGTTGAAGTGGCGGTAGTTCCTTCAAGAGTGCGCGTGAATGATTTTTGGTCGTAGGTGGAAGTCAGATACCAAATAGTGATATTCTGCGTATCTGATGCGCTATCGCTATCAAAGGTAACGAAGGTATTAGTCCCATTTTGCTGCGCCGTAACAAGCGTAGAAAGAGACTCCTGCGTTCCTGAAGTTGTAAGCGCGGTATCAATAAAGGTCGCGCTTGAAATCGCCATTGCAAATACCAAAAATATAGCCAGTAGTTTATTCATCGTCTTCACCATTCACGGGTTCGTCCCCTTTCATATTCTGCCTGGAAGTCATTTCCATTGCATTCTGTTCGGTGCGCTTGTCACCGGAAGAAACCATTTCGTCTTTTGTTCTCTTTGCCTGGATTTTCTTCTCCTCCATCCTTTGCGCCATCATGGCGTCCTGTTGCTTGGAAGGAAGTTCATCAAAGTCCGGGTTCGGGAGAGGCTTGAAGCCAAGGAACTCACGCGCCTCATTGACCGTCCAGGTCAGGTTGGTGAGTTTCACGGCTATGTCCGCTTCTCTAGTTTCATCGCGCTTATACACGCGGTTGAAATAGAAGTCCACTCCGAAGTCTTCAAAGAGTTCGGTATTGAGGGTATCCTCGTATTCGGTTTGAATGGAGTTAATCTGCTTGTAGTAACTCTCCATGGAGATGGGATTGGTCTGCCCATTGGAAAATAGGTGCTGGAACCGCGCGGTGCAGCCATAGGCGAGCATAACGCGCTGGGTGAATTTGTCAATGAAGTTGGAGAACTCCAAATCCTTGCTCAAAGAGGCGACTTTGTTTATCCCGACGTTCCCGGTAATAACCATGTTACGGTGGGGATTCGATTTATGTTCCTTGATTGCCTCGCAGAACTTCTTGTAATTCTGGCTATCCGGGCTGTCGTCGGGAAGATTAAAGATATACGACGGAGTGGCATCGTTCTGGAAAAATAGACCGCCGTAGGTCTTGGCATACCAGAGAGAGAGAACGTCAAAAATAGCGGTTTGCAGTGGGGAGTTCCCGTAAATCTGGTCTCCGACGGGTTCATAGGGGAAGTGGATTACCTCTTCCGGAAGGAACTCGACACCATTCGGAGAATTCATTGTGCCATAAGCGTAAGAGCCGGGAACGTCCATATTGGGATTGTTGTTCACGGCGAAGGCTGTGCTGCTGTTCATGGGGCGCTGGACATAGCCGAGTATCTTTCCATGAGCGTCGTACTTGATGTAGATGCTCCGGGACATGAGAGGGAAAAGAACTTTCGGTGAGTAGATGTCCGGCTTTGCGGCGAGGACTTTGTTCATCACGGTTTCCTTGCACACCGGAGTTGCGGTCTTGTGGAAGACGTCGGTGTAGATGGAATCCATTGCTTCCAGGATTTGGCTCTCGGTCAATGCGGCTTTCCCGAGATACCCGTCTCCTGAAATAAGAGCGTCCCGAAGGACGGACTTACCGTAAGAGTTGAACTTGTTTTGCTTAAGGAAGCGGGTGGTCTTCACTTGGCGGGGCTTATCGCCATCCAAACCATACCCTTCTCCAAAGACGTCGGAAACCATT